ATATATATGTTACATGGTGACGGTGGGATTGTATCATAAGCAGCGGTGGAGCAGGCGTAAAGCAGTCAGAGACCACACCACCCCCCCCCACATGAGCGGGTTTGTGAGGTTTGTTTTGTTCCCTAACACTCGAAAATTCCATTCAAATTCCCTCGATTATGATATATGTAGGGTTCTGTTTTCTAAAAACTGGGTCTGGATTCTCTATTTTCATGGGATATGTAGGTTTTTGTTTGCAAATTTGTTACATAGATTTGCAAAATTGTATCATTTTTGGAACCAATTTATGCAATCACGCAAAAAAATCTCGGGGAAAATCAAAAATAGAACTGTATATTTATGAAAAATTGGTATAAAAAGACAGATGGTGCGATTCATCACGAACTGCACCACCTTTATAAGCAAATAATTTTCAATACTTACAGACTAACAACGAGAGTTGAGAGAGTGTTTGTATAAAAAATTGTCTGCAAATATACAAATAATTTGTCTATTTTTAGGTATGATTTACCAAGAAAATGCACTTACTGCAAATATTTTGCACTAAAAATTTGGAGTTGGTAAATATTTTACATATATTTGCGGCACGATATAAGCATTTAGTTTTCAATACTGTTATGAGTACCCTTAACGAGTCACTATGCAAGTCTATTGTTCGCCGCACCGAGCAGCGCGAACTCCTTATGGATTGGCTTGCTGAGCATCCAGATTTCCACATACAGGTCAATTTCTCCGTTCCTAACACCTCTGAGCATCTGTGTGTGGGGATAAATCATAGTGTTTCGCAGATGTTATCTAAAGATGTATGTCGTGCTTTAGATTTGCAAATTAAAGAGATGAAGTCGAAACTATGATGTATTCAATTAAAGGCATAGAGGATGATGAAACGGAAGGTTTCGTGCATAACAGAAGGTTCACGAATGTAAAAATACGTCACGCAGAAGAATGTAAAAAATATCGAAACAATGCAAAAGGAAAAGTTACCAATCACACTTATTGAAAGTAACGAGGGACAAATTGAAGGACTCCCTCGCAATCCTCGTCTTATCAGAGATGAGAAGTTTGAAGCATTAAAACGGTCTATCGAGGAAGACCCAGAGATGCTTGAACTACGCCCTGTTATGGTCTATCCTTATGAAGGGAAGTACATAGCAATAGGCGGTAATATGCGACTGTCAGCGTTAAAGGATTTGGGATATAACGAAGTTCCTTGTGTTATCATCCCAGAGAATACAGACGCGAAGAAACTGCGTGCATATACTATGAAGGACAACTACGGCTATGGTGAATGGAATCAGCAGATTCTTGCCGAGGAATGGGATATGTCCGAGTTGGATGATTGGGATATGTCAGATATTGCAACATTCGATTTTCAAGATTCTACAGTAGAAGATGACATTATGGATTATACGCCAGATTATTCTTCACAGAATAAAGAAATCGACACAGACGAATTAAGCGACAAAGTGACGTTAAAAATGCAATTCACTATCGAGGAGCATCAATTTGTTAGAGGTCGTCTTGCTATGTTTGACGCAAATATTGAACAGGCACTATTAAAAGCACTTGGATATGACGGCGAAGAAGTTTGATTTTTCAACGGTTGATAATTTCGACAAACATATCAATGATAGCATCAGCGGATTTACTCTTCTTGATTCTCTTATTGTTGATATATCATCTTTTTTTATCAAGAAACACAACAATGCTCCTGTTGTGGATTTAGGTTGTACGAGTGGACGTCTGATTGATAAAATACAAAAGAATTACGGTTGTAAATGTATTGGTTATGACATAACAGACCACAATTTCATTGAAGGTGTTGATTGTCGAGTACAGGACATAACGAAAGATGATTTTGAAATACCAAAATCCCAGATTGTGTATTCTATATTTACGATGCAATTTTTATCTTTCGATTCGCGCGTGAAACTAATAAGAAAAATTAGAAATGCAATCTCAGAAGACGGTGTATTTATTTTCTGTGAAAAAGAATACGCCTCGACTGCAAAATTCCAAGAGATATACACATTTGCTAATTACGACAATAAGAAAAAAGGCTTTACAAGCGACGAAATTCTGCAAAAAGAAATAGATATTCGCTCGTTGATGTCACCCTTGTCGGAAAGCGGAAACAAACTTATGCTTAAAGAATGTGGCTTTAATAACGTGGATATATTCTTTAAGTCGTTGAATTTCACAGGTTATATTTGTATGATATGAAAATTACAGAAAACATATTCCCTATTGAATGGAATCTAACAGACCCTATTGTAGTTCCATATCACGGTAAAAAGGTGTTTGGTACATTCGTATGTGGTGGCGGTTCTTCGATGGGTTACAAACTCGCTGGATTCAATCATCTTGGCGGTGTAGAATTTCTTGACAAATACGCAGACACATACGAAACAAATCTGCATCCAAAATATATGTATCGTGCTGATATTCGTGATTTCGTAGAACGTCACGATTTACCAGAAGAATTATATCATCTTGATATGTTGGATGGTTCGCCGCCGTGCGCTGCGTTTTCTACGGCAGGAAAGCGAGAAAAACTTTGGGGGAAAAAATCAAAATACGAAGACAAGGAGCAACAGAAGGATGATTTACCTTTTGTGTATGTTAAATTGATATTAAAATTGAAGCCCAAAGTATTTCTTTTGGAAAACGTAAGCGGCCTTGCTAAAGGAAACGCAAAAACATATCTTAAACGCATCGTCAATCAGTTATCATCAGAATATGACACACAGGTGTTTCTTCTGAATGCAGCTTCTATGGGTTGCCCACAACTTCGACCAAGATGTTTTGTTATAGGTCATAGAAAAGAATATCATTTACCAAAACTTGAGTTAGATTTTGACTGCCCTGTTGTTCCGTTTAGAGTAACAGAAAAATATTGGAATCATCCAACTAATGAACAATTCAGTATAGAAAATGTCACGATTGGCAATAATTGGGAAGAAACAAAGATTGGAGGTAAACACGAAAAGCATTTCTCGTTGTCAAGACCTAATCCTGATTTGCCATGCCCAACTTGTACTGCAAGCGATGCTTTTCTTGCGATGAACGGTTTATGTCATCCTTATCAAAAAAGACGACTAAACAACGAAGAAACGCGAATGTTATGCACTTTTCCTAAGGATTATCAATTCGTTAGCGGAACAGAACCAAAAAACGTAATGGGAAGAAGCGTTTTACCTGTTATGATGGCGAATATTAGTCATCAAATTTACGAACAATGGTTAAAGCTGATATAGTGGAACAACCTGAGAAAAAGAAGAAAGACCCTATTTGGAAACACGCAAAATTCAAATACAGGCAGTACAAGAAAGCCGAAGAACTGTGGGAAGATGCGTTGCTTTATTTCCAATGGTGCGATGACAATCCTGTCGATGCTCCAATCAATGTGATACGATACAAGAAAGAGAAGCACGGTGGGTCAAAGGAGATGAAGAAACAAGACCAACAGGAGAATATCTCACGTCCTTATACACTGTTTGGTCTTTGTGCCTTTCTAGGCATCACGAAATGGGCGAATTTCAAGATTTCCTACGCTTCCAAAGAAGGCTTTGAAGATGTCATGCTGACCATAGAAAACATCATCGCAAGCCAACAGATAGATGGTGCTATGACAGGTGTTTTCAAAGAGAATCTTACCGCTCGACTTAACGGACTTGCCGACAGAAATCAACAGGAAATCAACGGAGAGTTTGAGGTAAATTCAGAACATAAATTCACAGGTTTCTCTTTCCTACCGTGGACTAACGGACTGAATAACAGCGAACAAACCAAACTCGCATCTGGAGAAATCAAGGAACTTCCTATTGAAACGAATTTGCAAGACGTTGATAATGAACCAGTTATAGATTACGCAGAAATTGTAAGAGTCGAAGATGTACCAGATAAACGAAAAGCAGAGAGAAGCGTATAATTACCTACGCGATGATACAACAAAATTCTTGTTGTATGGTGGTGCAGCAGGCGGTGGTAAGTCGTGGCTTGCTTGCGAATGGCTGCTTATGTGCTGCGAAAACCTCCCAGGCACTCGTTGGTTCATGGGACGTAAGGACTTGACATCTGCGCGTCAATCCGTAGTGGTCACGTTTCAAAAAGTAGCGGATAGTTGGCATTATTCCAAGTTTAGGGTAAACGATGCAGGTATCAAGTTCAGAAACGGCTCACAGATTGTCCTTTTGGATTTGAAATACAAGCCTTTCGATGACCCTATGTTTACACGTCTTGGTTCGGTAGAGTACACAGGTGGAGTCATAGAAGAAGCAGGCGAAGTGCATCATCTTGCTTTTGATATTCTTAAATCGCGTGTAGGGCGACATCTGAATGACAAATACGGAATCATGGGCAAGATTCTCATTCTATGTAACCCAGCGCAGAATTGGTTGTATGACCTCTTTTATAAGCCGTGGAGAAATGGAACGCTGCCCAATGACATGAAATTCGTACAGTCGAAGGCTACTGACAACCCATTCTTGACAAAGGATTACTTGGAAAACCTCGATTCTATCCAAGACCCCGTTACCAGAGCGCGACTGAGAAATGGAGATTGGGATTATATCAACGACCCTTCATGTATCTTCGACCCTGTGGCTGTTGATGATATGTTCTACAACGAGCACGTTCAAGGAAGCGGCATGAAACAAATCTCTGCCGACATCGCAGGTAAAGGACATGACAGTTATATCGCAGGTCTTTGGGATGGCAACGTATGTAGGATTGCCATTGACGAGCCTTATGCCAACGGCAAACAGGTACAGACGATGCTACGCGACCTTGCTATCAACGAACAAGTGCCATATTCAATGATTGTGGTCGATGCAGACGGTGTAGGTTGGTATCTGGACGGTTATCTGAACGGCATACAGGAGTTTCACGGTGGTGGCAAACCGAATGACAACAGATATTCCAATCTAAAATCCGAATGCGCCTTCAAACTCGCCTATATGGTCAATAACCGAAAGATTCGCCTTGTAGGATGCACAGAAGCACAGAAAGAACGCATCAAACGTCAATTTATGGCTATCAAACAGGTGCATTTAGACAACGATATTCAGCGTTTGGCTATCAACACGAAGGAACAACAGAAGGAGATACTTGGAGAATCGCCAGATATTTTTGATATGTTGAACATGGGAATGATTTTTCGTTCAATGCCATCACGAACCACATTGACGAACTCATACGGAATAACGAAGAAAAGCAGATGATTTGGAAGGATATTAAAGGTTTTGAAGGTTTATACCAAGTAAGTGACGAAAGCACTTTCCGTTCATTGGACTGCACAAGAACGATGAAGAACGGAGTAGAACGTCAATACTATGGAAAAGAACTCTCTCCTACCCTTGCAAGCGATGATTACCTTGTAGTACATCTTACAGACAAGCAAGGGGTGAGAAAAGCCTATAAGGTACATAGGATTGTTGCCGAGACTTTCATACCTAATCCTTTGAATCTTCCAATCATCAATCATAAAAACGAAAATAAACGCGACAATCGCATTTCTAACCTCGAATGGTGTTCTATACGGTACAACTTGCGATATGGCACTACGCAACGTCGTAGGGCGCAAAAAATCGGTTTTAAGGTGCGCCAATTCGATGCAAACGGCAAATATATGAAAACATTTGTCACCATGCGTGCCGCAGCGCGTGTTTTGCGCCTTCCAATGTCTGGTATTTACAATAGCGTGATAACAGGCAAAGAATATAAAGGGTATCTGTTCAGGAAAGTATGAAAAAGAAGATAGACATAACGCAAAGGTTCTGCGCGGATTGTGTAAACCACTTCGATGAACACGATAGAGCGTATGACGGTAGCATGATACTATGTAGATGCCCATTCTACAAATTCAGTAGATTGTTGCATTACTACCCAGATTCGTGCGACAGATTTCAAAAAAAAATAATTAATATATTTTAATTATATTTTATTTACTTTTATTTGTCGCATTGTTTTACAAACAAACAAATAGTTTTACAAACAATACGGATTGTTTACCAAACAATTTTTAGAATTATGGCACAGGATAAGGATTTTCATCAGTTTGGGTACTGTTATTATTGTGGTAGCCCGCTATCGTGGAGCAGCGATGGTGATTATGGTGACATCATAGATGAGCCTAAATGGGATGGTGTGCCGATTGCATATCTGCATTGTGGCAACTGCGGAGCGAGTTATGAGATTGTAGGCTGCAATAACGATGAAAAGAAAAACTATCCTTATTGGAATGAAGAATAAGAATGTCATAACCACCTTTGGGGATTTGGTGCTGTTTCTGCCAGTAATAGAGGAAGAATGCCTTAAAGAAATCACAGACAGGTTGAATAAGGCAGATAAACCATATTGGCTATTCGGGAAGGAAACGATGCAAAACTTCAATATGCTTACCTTTGGAGAGTATTCAGACCTATGTGATGCGTTGGGTTCAGAAAATCACATTGAACTCATAAAAAACATTACAAAAATACTCTTTAAGGTAGAAGATGAAGAAATCAACAAAGAGTCAGCGTATGACGTGTGGGGATTTTCCTTATTTGCCATAAGCGAGATTGAGCGTATCAACAAACTATTCGGAAGTATCAAGATGGATTATACAGAGCAAGAGAAGAAAGCAGGCATAGAAAGGCTGCAATTCGGTACTTTCGGTATTTTGGATTGGTA